GTTTTCAAGAGCCACCGATGGGTCATTCTTTACAAAGGCGGCGGGAAAGATGCCACCCTTTAGGGCGGCTTATGAGAGCCGCCGATACTAACCTTGGTTTTTGATGTATTCAACTAGAGTATTTTCGGACACTCCTCCGATAGTCGATGCAAAATACCCACGAGTCCATAGATGGTGTTGCCCAGACCAGTAGAATTTGGATAGGTAGTCGTGGTGTTTCTGCCACATTAGATAGGTAGACTGTTGCTTGAGGTCGTGTACAACACTAGAGATAGACTCATTCGGCCTGATACGGACGAGCAGATGGATATGGTCTTGGTCAACCTCGTCTATTTCTATCTTGAAGTTCCCGTTCTTCTCTTGTGCTACCTTCATTGCGACCAGCAAGTCATCTCGGATAGGATTAAGCACCTTCCGTCTGTACTTGGTAGAGAAGATGAGATGATACCTCAAGAAGGTCTTTGCATGGTTAAATCGTTCATATTTGCTCATACACCTATAAATATAGTTAAAAAATAATAAAATGGCTTGCATTTTCAAGAAAAAATAACTAGATTATGTTATAGACTTAATGGTATGAGCATGACCGAAGAACAGCGACTTGCGAAGAACGCTTCAATCAAGGAAGCGATGAAGGCTACGCACGAGAAGCGTAAGTCGCAGGTCTGCCGTGTCTATATGCTCAAGGTACAGAAGAACAAGCTGTCCGCACGGCAGAAGGAAGACTTCAAGATGCTGTTCGTGGAAGCCAAGTGGCTGTACAACGACATCCTCAACTATGGTTCGGTTAAGGGACAGTCGATTTTCGACTACGAACTGGGTAATGTGGTTGAGGTAAAGCTACCGGACGGTTCATTCGACGGAAGAAACCTAGACCATATCGGCTCACAGATGAAGCAGTCGGTCTATACCGACATCAAGTCTTCAATTAAGGCATTGTCGAAATTGAAGAAGAAAGGCTTTAAGGTAGGCCGTCTGAAGTTCAAGTCCGAAATCGGGGCAGTTTCCTTGAAACAGTATGGAACCACATACAAGTTCCATAACGACCATCTAGTAAAGATTCAGAACATTCACGGTCTGGTTCGAGTAAACGGTCTCGACCAAATCAAGGACAATGTGGAGTTCGCTAATGCGAAACTCTTGAACAGGGCTGACGGCTACTATCTAGCGGTCACCACCTATACAGAAAGAAAACCGTATTCCAACCGGCCTCGCGCTGATGTCGGTATCGATATGGGTTGCCATACATCCTTCACCCTGTCAACGGGTGAAGAGATTGATGTCAAGGTTAAAGAACCGGAGCACTTGAAGAGACTGCAAAGAAAGCAGAACAGACAGAAGAAAGGCTCCAATAGTCGAAGACGGACAATCCACAAGATACAGAAGAAGCATCAGCGGCTGGTTAACCGAAAGAACGACATGGCTAACAAGATTGTTGCCGACTTGAACACACGGTTCGGCCTTATCTACATCCAGGACGAAAACTTATCCGGGTGGCATAAGACTGGACACGGCAAGGCGGTACAACATAGTTGCTTGGGCAGGGTCAAGGCGAAACTGAAGTCGCAGGACAATGTCTATGTCGTCAATCGCTGGGAACCCACTACGCAACAGTGCATCAACTGTGGCAAGAAGCATCCTATGCCGCAGAACGAACGCACTTTCAAGTGTGATTGTGGACTATGTATGCCCAGGGACCTTCATTCGGCTAACCGCATGGTGCAGGAAGGTAGGAACTTAGTACCTCTGGAACGGAGGGAGTTCATGAGCGCTGACTGGCAGACCTCTATCTTGGCCTATCTTGGACAAGGCAAGTCCGCTGGGTTGAAGCCCGAAGCTCACCGCCTTTAGGCGGTGGGTAGTTCACTTCTTCATCTAACATTTTGTCTTCTCCTCGCAGTAATTTTTTTGTTCTTCCCAGACCTTATCGATTACGCGCTTGATTTTGTCTTCGTAGGTTTTAATTAGTTCTCGGCATCCGTCAATAACTTTGCGCTCGGATTCGATTTTAGCAACGATTTCTTCTTGGGTATGTACATTTTCTGGTAAGTAAATCTCAATTTCCTTTAAAATTGGAATATTGAGGCCACTTCGTTGGTTATCTCCAGTAATATTCCTTATTTTCTGATACATAGACTTTAATTGATAATACAAAAAATCGCTTAACAGACTTTCATCTTTGGGGTTTATTGAAACAAGAGATTGATTACAGGTAGCCTTTTCTATTCGTAACATCGCAACTGTTCCTCTTGTTTTTCCTTGTCCATTTAAAGCTATAAGTACTGAATTTATGGGTAAATATTTAGCATTCGATTCGTTTACCCCTTTTTCTGTAATTCGACCATCGCAATCATATATTTGTTCTTTATGTATATCACCAGAAACAAGCCATGGTACTGTGCCATTTTCATAGTATTCTTTTATTGTAGTTGTTGGTGTACCACCTGTCATAAAAGAGCTCACATCCCCTAACTTCACCACAGGCCATTCCAGGTCAATATCAATCTGCGGTTTCCATGAATCAACAACCTGACGAAATCCGTCAATCAGCCTCTGGTAGGCTTCAATCTCGGTAACTATCTCGCGCTGGACGTCAAGAGGCGGGAGTGGTATTTTGAGCTCTTTTAATTTTGAATAATGGCGTTTATAGCCATCGGACTCTATTGGATTATTTTTTAAGAAATAGTAAAAATACTTAGGTATAAATTCTTCATGAGGAGACAATATCTTAATTCCATCTGCCCCTTGTGCAAATGGAAACTCAATATATTTAACCGCACAGGTATGGTCTCCAAAAATAACATATGGAGTTGCTGGGGTTATGATTGCGGTTTCATCATTTGTGTAACCTGTTATAAATTCCTGAGATTGGTCAACTATTGGTATTTTTCCTTCAGATAAGTATTCAGAAGTTTGTAATTTCTTCGGTGGTGTTATTATATCAATTGCATCAGCCAAGATGACTTCTGAATATTTCTGTTTAGGCCTACCAATAACAATTCTATATCTATCCCCGGTTAAATTGTATTCTCCATTTTCTGCTAATTTTTCTTTCTTAACCAACAAAGCACCGCAGGGTTTTTCATCCACAACAAAAGTATCCAGCTTATTATTCCTGATTGTAGTGATATAATCCTTAATTACATTCACGGCATCCGGCAAATCGCTTCCAGTTTGTTCACGCCTTTGTGCACCAAGGCCAAAACCATCATTTTCGATTTTTACAAAAAGTATTGAATCTGTTTTCTTCGCAAGCTGTCTATCCATTAAAAGAATTGAAGTCTTGACACCAGCATATGGATTAAAGATACCTGCGGGGAGCGATACAACTGCATAAAGATGATTATCAACTAGCATTTTCCGAAGTGCTTTGTAAGCCGTTGCACTCTTAAAAATAATCCCTTCTGGCACAATGACTGTCGCTCTTCCAGTTGGTGTAAGATGTTCGGCGATGTAATCCACAAACAGCACTTCGCTTCTATTACTCTGCACACTGAACTTTTTATGCGGTTTGATTCCTCCCTTTGGTGTCATAAAAGGGGGATTAGCAAGAATCACATCTGCGTATTCATTCCAGCGTTCTTCACTGGTCAGTGTATCGTATTCCATGATTTGAGGCTGAACAAAGCCATGCAAATACATATTTACAAGTGAAAGTCTCACCATATCCGGTGAAATATCATACCCCTTGAAATTGGTCAGAAGTTTTTTGCGTTCTTCTGTGTTAAGTAAGTCACCTGGAACTTTCTTGCAATTTTCTTTGAGTATGTGCTTGTAAGATGAAATGAGAAAACCTGCGGTACCGCAAGCAGGGTCTAGAATAGTCTCATGTTTTTGAGGGTTTGCAAGCTGCACCATAAAGTCAATAATGTGCCGAGGAGTTCTAAACTGGCCCGCATCACCTTGACTTCCTAAAACTGAAAGGAGATATTCAAATGCATCACCTAACCGTTCTGAATGGTCATACGAAAATTCATTGATCGTTTTTAGAAAGAGTTTTAATGTCTCCGGATCACGATAAGGTATATATGCATTCTTAAAAATATCACGGAATAATTGCGGGAGGTTCGGGTTTTGATTGAGTTTTACAACCGCTTCTCCATATAGCCCAAGCATTTCATGGCCGCCAATACGTGGGTCAAATATCTTGCTCCATGCGTAGCGTTCATAATCGCCGGTAAAAAAGCTTGGCTTTCCTCCAAGTTCAACGGCCTCCTTATCCATGTCATCCATGAACTTATATACAAGAGCAATAGTAATCTGCTCTACCTGACTTTTGGGGTCAGGGACTTTGCCGACAAGTATATCGCGGGCAGTATCAATTCTTCGTTTGGTTTCATTGTCTAACATTTTGTCTTCTCCTCACAATATTGTTTTTGTTCTTCCGTTAGTTTTGCAGAACAGAACATAAGAGCGGTTGCAGGACACTCACGAATACAGAAGTCGAATTGCTCTGGCGATAGCTTGCTAGCGTAGCCTCTAAGCGCCATATAAGCACTTTCTCTAACGCAGTAGTCGAATTGCTCATCCGTTAGTTTTTCCGCACAGTTTTCAATTGCCGTCCACGGCCACTCACGAACACAAAAATCGAATTGCTCGGGTGTTAGTTTGTCAGAAAAGTTTTTAATTGCTTTCTCTGTATCTTTCTTTACTTCTTCATCAGTCATTTTGTTTTCTCCTCGTTTGTTACGTGGCTTTAAAATAATTCGTTTGTTTCTTTCACAATTCCATCATACAGCTCATTCAAAGTGATGACGTTTTTCTTAGCAGCCTCAAGAGCAAATTTCGTGTCGCTAATTATTTTCAGAATTTCATTTTTATAATAATTAGCAAAGAATTTCCTGCCATCATTAGTCAGCAGGTCAAATATAAAGAATGGATTAACATAGTTATTGTATTTGTTTGATGGGTTTTTCGCGTATTGTATGCTATCTAGGTACTCAACCCCACGAACACAACCACCCATTATAACTAAACCGATTTCTTTATTTTCGTATCTTGTCCATCCAGAGCAAGATCCTAAATGATCTTTGATTTCTACAACTGGGACTTTCAAAAATGACATAAACAGCTCCATTCTTATAGGATCGCTGTTTTGTGTGATTTGTATTTTATTACAATCCAGTTTGTCGTAAAGTTCTTTTTGTAGTTCATTTTGTTCTCTCCTTTCTTTTGTCTATATCTGTAATATAACTAATTATTCACATAGTGTCAAGGGATTTTTTTAGTTTTTTCTTAAAAATAATGCTATATTATATGCATGCAAACACTATACGTTCCTAAGTACAACATACATTATCGCGTGAATCCAAAGAATCCACGTGAGTTGCAGTGGTCCGCCAAGCCATTTGGCCCAGCTACCCCCTGGCAACACGCCACCTCCTTTAAGAACCCAATAAGAGCCCTTGACATCGACGACAAGACTGGACAGGGCGTCGTGGTTCTAAATGACAGCACCACCTATGTAGGCTCTGGTGTTCGTGTCTGGGGTCGTAAGTATTACACGCAAGGCTCCCGTATCTACAGCATATACGCTATCGGGGAGAGCAAACAAACCACCCCACGTGTCACCGTCAAAATAAACCGCCGTTAAACTTTTCCACAAAAAGAAGAACTCAGCACAATGTATGATCCGCACATTAAGATCCCCATCCAGATAGAAGGATACACACCCCCGAAGAATCGCAGGAAGAAAAAAGAAGGGCCGTTCTGCTGCATTTGCGGCAAGAAAACGTACAGGTATCTCTGTAACAAGCCTCTATGCTCCACTTGCCAATCGGAGCATGGAATAAATATCTGGAACGAAGCCTTCCCCGAAAATATTAAGTTAGATTATAGCCAGGACGATGAAGAATAGGACACCAACACCATGCCTTTAGATATCGATAACTCCGCCAACCTACCCGACCACGCGCTAGACGTCTTTACTTCTCTAGCGGATCTACAGGCCTATGTATCCCTAAAGCACGCCATCACCATCATGGGCTTCAACGTAGATGTATACCTGCCTCATGAATCTACAGGCACCCAGGCTAAGCCACTACACGATAGAGGTGACGGATCTCTGTACAGCGGTGAGCCCTACATAGGAGCATACAACCCCGATGACCGCACAGGCTCCGTGTACAACGAGAAGGATCACGCCTACCGCTACTCCACTACTCCAGACTTCACCGCCCGAATAGCCCTAACCAACCCACAGGGGGAGCCCGTTGTCCGTGGCACAGAGGTGCTCGTGAACGAGCAGAACACAGCATACACACTCAAGAACACCACGGGAGAAAGAAACTACTGCCCTGGAGACATCGCCCTCCACTCCAAGCTAGTAATAGCCTACGGGGGATCCACCCTCAACTACTTCGTGGACGACATTCACGTACTACGCAACCCCAACGCCTCCTCGGAGTCGGACGAGTCTATGATATTCCTAGACCTGGACATGCACGTCCACGACTAGAAAACCGCAAAACCATAACAAATACTGCTCACTTGTACACCAATACACACACTTGCATATAACAACAAAATAAGCTATACTACCCAAGAGGTCACCATGAAGAAACAATCAGAAGTTGCAGGTGCTCATTACGACACCGTGTCTTCAGAGGGAACTGCGCTGGAGGCGATCGACATCATAGAGAGTGTTGTCAAACGCACCACAATCCCACGAGACGCCGCCTACAACATAGGACAAGCCCTCAAATACATACTGCGCGTAGGTGTCAAGCACCCCGACGCATGGAAAGAGGATATGCAAAAGGCTGAGAACTACCTTCATCGAGCGACCACAGGCGAATGGATGCCCTCCATCAAGCCTAAAAAGAAATAGCGTCAAGCCCAGGCACAACACCTTGGGTGAGGGCGTCACCTACATATAGTAGGGAACTGGGTACAAAGAAGCCCATTGCACCTTGTGATGGTAAGATACCCGAGCCTCCGAGCTTGCCTAAAGGTACCGCCCACCTTACAAAAAGGGGGCCTATCTCAAAAACCCAGCGAGCCACCCTCCGCCATGTGTTCCATTCGTTCACAGTTTTGTGTATATTTGATATGAGTAACACACGAGTGCGAGGTTAATACATATGGCAGGATCCGTAATCCCATCAAAGCAGCTACACAGAGCAGGAACAATCGAAGTTCTAGACACATACCTGATTGATCGTGAAATAGGATACTGCACAGATGACCACTGCCTGTATACCAAAGTTGACGGGGTGCTAGTTAAGTGCGTGGATGCAACTCCCCTCACGGTAACCCACTACGTGAGTGCTAGTGGCACCGTGGCGCTCGTGCCTAATAAGAATAACGCCATCATCTGTACAAACAGCCCTACGATAGCTATCGCCATTGGTGCTGGAGACGGGGCGGTATACCATATACAGATTACAGGGGCCTGTACATTGGCCTTGACTGGTGTCACCTGGGGCGGCGATGAGATTACCGAGGTGGCCACAGGCGCCGAGGTGAGCATCTTGAACAATGTTGCCGTGGGTGTGCTGTATGAATAATGAGATGCTCTTGGCTCGACGCAGGATTTTGCTTGCGAAGCAGAGTGGGGAGGTACTCCCCACCGATATGGTCTTGTTGATTAGCTCACCAAACGCAGGCGACTTTTCAGTCACTATGAACTACGGAACGTTCACGGCTGTTAAGGTTCCCGAGTACTCATATTTTGACACAACAGTAACACACAAGCTATCCATACAAGACGTAACGTTTGCAACTGGGCAACGGCTTTCCGACGATTCCGCTGTTCGTGGGTTATTTGTTGGGTTGGAATCTTGGGGCACAGCTAATACATACACGAAGACCTCGTCTTTATTTTATGAGTGCACCAGTTTGCGTGGTATTCCAGCTTCGTGGGAAGGGTTGGGGGCGTTAACTGTTACTCCTGCTATGTTCTCCTACTGTAACTACCTCACAAGCATTCCAGCTTCGTGNNCATTCCAGCTTCGTGGGAAGGTTTGGGGAGTTTAGGGAATGCTAGTAATATGTTCCAGTACTGTACCTCCCTTACGAGTATTCCAGCTTCGTGGGCAGGTTTAGGGAGTTTAGGGAATGCTTCTGCTATGTTCCTCAACTGTACCTCCCTCTCAAGTATCCCCAGTTCGTGGGAAGGTTTAG